CTACACCTGCTGGACCTGTAGGACCAGTTGCACCACGAGGACCTGTTGCACCACGTTGTCCTGGAACAGCAGGAAGTAGTGATGGGTCAATCTCTGGATATTTAGGGCTGTTCGGATTAATTGCCATTATGTTGTCACCTCACGAACAGTAAATAATTTGCCAGCCTTGTATGTTTCAATATGACCGTCTGAGTCATATACAAAGTTAACGTCCCAATACATTCTTTGTGCAAGTCTCTTAGTTTGTTCTTGTGTCAAACTTAAAGTAATAGTATGACTGGTTGAAGACGTTGATGTGACCGAAACTGTAAACGGCATGTGGCTTTGTAAGACTCCAGCCTTCCACCTTATGTTCGCAACCACGCCCTTAGTTGTGAGGTCACCCGTATAAGGTAGGGAGTAGGAGAAAGCCACATCTTGATAAGCGGTGAGTTCCACAGAGTCATAAGGGTGCTCTGATGGTTGGTCTCCATAGGTAGGTCTTGTAAGTTCGATTCTTTCTGGGTAGGAGTAATCGTCCACCTCCTGTGGTCGGTATAGAGGTACATAGTGGTTTGTTGTCTTTGAAATTCTGCGGAAACTAAATACTTCAATGCGGTACATGCCAATACCAAGCAGAATACATAGTTCTCGGTATTGGTCTTTACGTGCTTGAATCATGTCCATAAGTTGGCGGTAACGCTCAGAACGTGGAATTGTAACGCCATCTGGAGCAAACACGTTGATATCAAAAGCAGAGTCAGTAGCAAGTGTGTAAAGAGCCAACGTAGTGGCAAGTAAAGATACTGGGTAAACCTCAATGGCAGGAAGGTTGGCTACTGTTTGAACTCTTCCTAAAGAGTCAGTTCTATTATTAGAATGTTGAAGTAAAGCGTTTTCTACAAAACGTTGAAGTTCTACAGTTGTAAAATAACGGAAATAATTTCCAGCAACTGTAATTTCAGTTCCTTCTACGGGAACGTTATCGGTAACTAGTACGCCTGTTGCTTCTTCTACAGAGCAATTATCAGAGACATCTACTCCGTCAAAACTTACAAATAAATCATCAGCATCTACTGGAGAGTAATGCAGGGTGAACCTATTAGTAGTACCGTCTGCCATAAATTGCATAACAAACGATTTAGGTGTGTCACCCAACTCTGACCGAACTAGGTCTATGAGACTAGCCACGGTCGTCATCTATCCTCCATGCTGTTCTTTCCTCGGAACTAATGTTCTCTAAATAAATCGGTTTCTTCAGTACAAAAAGGTACGCCTCACTGGGAGGAGGGCGGAAACCAGTGAGGCGTACGATTTATTGACGACAAACTAAAGATTTAGTTTGGTCGCCAAATGTAACCTAGACCTTCAAGATAATCAGCCATTTCACGAGGGACAGAGTATTTAACTCCAGCCTTAAAGGTGTAAGTGTTGCCTACACCGTAGGTCATATCTTCAATATCAGTGATAGTTCTGATAACGACCTTATCGTTTGCTAGTGATACGCCTACTTCTTGAATTTCGTCTAGAACAATCGGTTTATCTGGATTCTTTGGGTCGAAGACATCAGTTTCCAGACTTTGAGCCTCAATACGTGCAGCGACTGAAATTTCATCTTGACGCTTACGTAATGCTTCCGCATTAGCCTTTTGTGCTTTTTCCGCTGCTTTGCCTGTTGCATCAAGCGGACTTGTTGGTGTGTTTGCCACGATGTTTATTCTCCTGGTTTCTATTTGTTTTTGTGGCGGATGAGTCCCAAAGAAGGAGTATGGGACTCATCCGACCTAATGCTTAAATACTAAGCAGTGTAGACCTTGCAAATTGCTTGGTCTGTGATTACGCCAAGACCCCAGATTGCGTACCATGCAAGAGCGTGTTCACGACCGAAGTCAAGAACGCCACCATCGCGTAGTTCAACTGGAAGAGAAATAGCGTGACCAAATGCGTTGTCACCAATCATGATTGATTCGTAGACATCAACTGCAGTTGTTCCTGATGGAGCAGACTGTCCTGGGTTTTCTGGGTTTCCACCAGTTCCTGGGCCAGTGTTTGCCTTTACTGGAACTTCTGTTTGGTCTGCAGGTGCACCGATGATGCTGCTGTAGTTTACAGCAGTTCCTGATGCAATCTTCTTTACTTGTGTTGTTTCAATGAATACAACATCGTATAGACGACCGATTTCTCCGAGCATGAAGTTACCTGGAGCAGCGTACTTTGTAACTTCGATAAACTCTGGGTTTGAACGAATGTCACGTGACTGCTTTGGGTGGATGAACTGCACGTAGGTTTCACCTAAACGTGGGATGTTCTTTGAAGCAAGTGTCAATGCTGCGTCCTTAACGGCTGCAGTTGTCAACTTGTCGTTTGCTCCGATGTCAGCAAGACCTGTTGCAGGTGTACCTTCATCGTAGTTTGTGAATGCTCCACCTGTGATGCCTGAGCGGTCGTAACCGAATACTGCAGAAGTTGCAGCACCCAATGTGTTACGTGCTTGTACATCTAGATACTGAGCCATTTGACGACCAAGAAGACGTGAGGCTGAAGCCATTACGTCGTCGAATGATGCGTTTAATAGCAACTCAGAAACTGCAACTGCGTAGCCGTGTTCAGCAACGGTGATTGCAATTTGTTCTGCTGTAAGAGCGTTTGTAGTTAGACGAACACCTTCAGTTAGAGGTGTTGGGTCTACCGCAAAGTTCTTGTAGCGGAGGAAGTTAACGCGAAGTCCTGGTGCTACACCAAGTTCGGTCTTCTTTACTGCGAATTGTTCAAAGCGAAGAATTGGCATCGCTTGGAACAGGATTTCTTTAGACCAAATGGTCTGAATGGCTTGTGAAAGTGAAGAGTTGCTACCTGAATAAGCGGTAGGTGCTCCTGCTAATTCACTTGTGCCAGTAATTGCTGATGCCATTTTGGAATCAGTCCTTTCCTGTTAGATGGTTAATTGTTTGGGCTTACCCGAACAGTCCCCGACCGCGATTGTTTGTTGCGTCGCCAAGTAACTTGGCTCTGTTCTTCGCATAGTCTGCCAGTGACATGTCCCGAATTGAATCGGGAGAGTACGAACGTTGTTCCGTGTCGTTATCGAGAGGTCCTGATGCTGGTGCAGTTACTCTTGCCCCAGCCATTTCTCTACGTGCACTGCTCATCGCTTGTGCTGCAGAGTCGAGAATCCGAGCAGATTTATCTTTAAGACTTGCGATGCTCTGCTCGATTTCATCGCGGTTATTTCCTTCAATCAAATCTACAAGTTCAGGAATGATGTTCTCACGCTCTGCTTCTAGTCTTTGTTGACGGTATTGCATCAATTCTTGGAATTGACGCTCTTGCTCTAGAAGTGCAAACGCTCTTTCTCGTTCGATACGTTCTTCTTCTAGTTGAGATTGAAATTCTTGCTCTTTCTTTTGTAAAAGAGCACGAACATCCATCTCTTCTTCTAACTTCTTTTGCTGTTCTGCTTCAGCAGCCTGACGCTTAACGTCTTCTTCAGCCACACGCTCATCACGCTCCTTCTTCAGGGTCGCAAGTTCGTCTTTCAACTTTTCGAGTTGAGGGTATAGTTTGGCTTTCTCTTGCTCACGAGCACGAACAATGTCGTCCTGTGAAAATGCAAAAGTACTATCCATTGCTTCTACCTCCGACGAAGTGCTTTCCATGAGGGGAATTGCAGCCTCGGTTGCTACTGTTTCAGTAACTGTTTCGTTGTTTTCCATTAGGGTTCACATTCTCATTTCTTTATCTTTGTCCGAATTACGGTTTTACCCGCGTACCACACGTATTACCTGACAATTGCATACTATAAATATACTTTTGTCAGCCTATAATCAGATGATGTCATCTGAATTCTTAGTTGTCTCTATCAACTGCTCTTCTTTGCGGAATTTTAGTTCCGTAGGCTTCAGTTACTAGACGGTTTCTTATGTCAGCCTCAGCCTGTGCTTCAGCCATCATTCCTTCTTGAATCATTGGGTCAGCCACGTTTTCTGGCGTTGGCTGTCCTCCAACTCCGTCTCCCATAATGTCGCCATCTGCTAGTTGAGTTGGCTGCAATGGAATAGCGGAATTTCCGTCTGGACCTGGCATCATGCCTGTCATATCCTGAATTTCCTTTTGGATTTGAACCTTTAGGAGTTGCAATGCTCCATCAGATTTGGCTTCTTCCATAAGTTCAGAACGGATTTCTTGAAGTTTCTCTTCTGGGAACTCCTCGCCCAAAGTACGTAGTGCACCTTCTTTTGATTCAAGACCCATGCCTAGTTTTGTTTGGATTTCATTAAGAATGATTAGTT